GAGAAGGCTATTGTCCTGGATCACGCTGGGAACCTGCAGCACTTCGGTTGCTTTCCGGAAGACGTGGTGCCTGAAGAGCTAGACTCTGGAGACAGGAACTTCGAGGAACGCAAGCAGGCCAAGCAGGAAGAGCGAGAGCCTGTGATGCACACATGCCCGCAGTGTACTGGTGCGTTCTATGGCCTGAAGTGTAAGTGCGGATACGAGCTGCCAATCCACACCAAGGTGATCAAGGATGACGGTAGCAAGCTGGTCAAGGCCGACACCATGACGCCAGCGGAGAACAGACGCAAGACACTGACCAAGGAGCAGAAGCAGCTCTGGTACAGCGGACTGCTGTTTTATGGGAACGCCCACAACTACAAGAAAGGCTGGGCATATCACAAGTACATCGAGGCTTTCAGCTGCGCACCGAACGGGCTCAGGCAGATCATGACAGAGCCTACGCCAGAGATATCCAGCTGGATCAAGTCGCAACAAATTAGGTGGAGTAAGAGAAGATGATGGGATGGTACGAACCAGTTTTAGACAGGCTGGAAAAAGTAAAGAGCAAAGGATCCAACAAGTGGATAGCCTGCTGTCCTGTACACGACGATAACAATCCAAGCATGTCGGTCAGCGTTGTTGATGGTAACGACGGTGAGCGCTTACTGCTCTACTGCTTTGCTTGCGGCGCAAAAGGTGATAGTGTGGTAAAATCGCTGGGGCTCGGTGTGGGTGCGCTGTTTGAAAAGAGCAGAGACTGCACGCCGGACCCGTATTACATACTGCGCAAGACTCAGGATTTTGACGATACCTTCATCCTGATATGCGACTCTGCATTGGCCAGAGGCGAGCGCATGAGATACAAGGACAAACAGCTATACGATGCAGCCATGGCGAGACGCGAGCAGCGCACGCTAAGAGGCATTCCACAGGTCATAATTGAGGTAGAGAAACCGGAAGACATCCTATGAGCGGCGGTAGAGAAGTAATCTTCGGAGACGAGGAAATGAAACTCATTGAAGAGCTGGCTCCTTCACTGAGCAAGGAGCAGCTCGCAATGCGTTTAGGCTGTTGCTACAACACTTTACGCGCAGTATTTGAGAGACAGCCTGAGATGCTTGACGCATACAACAGATCGCTGTCCACTGCAGCCGACAGGATGATCAAGAGGCTTTACGAGAAAGGCCTGGTCGATGGGGATTTCAACTCCATCAAGCTATGGCTGAGCCAGCGAGCAGGCTGGACAGAGAAGAGCCGCACCGAGCTGACAGGCGCTGACGGCAAGCCTCTGGAGGTAGACATGGACATGCACTGGACTATTGAGGTGATGGAGTAATGCCACTGAAGAAAGGCAAGAGCCGCAAAGTAATCAGCCAGAACATCAGAGCGGAGATCGAGGCCGGCCGGCCGCGTGATCAGGCAGTTGCCATCGCGATGAGCAAAGCAGGCAAGAAGCGCAAGAAGAAGGCAACCTACGAATAATGCCAAAAATGCAGCTACCGAAGAAGCTCCTACCGTTTCTGGAGCCTAAGCGCTACAAGATCGCTATCGGTGGCCGCGGATCCGGCAAGTCAATGAGCCTGGCGGATATGTGCCTGCTGGACGCCCAGACCAAAGCCATCAAGATCCTTTGCGCTCGCGAGTATCAGGTCTCCATCGACGACTCGGTACACGCTCTGCTATCTTCGGAGATCGAGCGGCTTGGATTGAAAGGCTTTGAGATCCAGAAGAACGAGATCCTGTTCAACGGCCAGACAGCCTTCAAGTACAAAGGATTGGCAAGGAATCCTGAGTCGGTCAAGTCTTATCACGACTTCGATCGAGTCTTCGTGGAGGAGGCACAGACCATATCTGCGGCGAGCCTGAAGGCGCTCACGCCGACTTTGCGTACAGCTGGATCCGAGGTATGGATGGCGGCCAATCCACGCTCAGCGATGGACGCATTCAGCCAGAGGTTTATCCAGCCTTTCGAGAAGCAGCTGCGCCGTGATGGGATATACCAAGACGAGCTACACACGATCGTCTGGATCAACTACAGCGACAATCCGGCTTTTCCAGAAGTCCTTGAGGCTGAGCGCAAGCATGACCAGCAGGTGATGTCTCCAGCGCTCTACAGGCACGTCTGGGAAGGCGAATACTACGACGAGGTGGAAGACTCCATCATTCCCGTGGAGTGGTTTGAGGCCGCTCTGGACGCCCATGTGAAGCTTGGCTGGAAGGCCGAAGGCGCAAGGATAGCTGCGCACGATCCGTCGGACGAAGGCGGAGACAGCAAAGGATACTGCCTCCGGCACGGTAACGTGGTGCTGGACGTATGCGAGAAGGTCACCGGAGACGTTGCTGAAGGCATGGATTGGGCTCTGGACAAGTGCCTGCAGGACCAGGCGGATTGGTTTGTATTTGACGCAGACGGTCTGGGAGTCTCTCTGAAGCGTCAGGTTGACCAGGCGCTGGAAGGCAAGAACGGCATCAAGTACATCATGTTTAAAGGCTCACAGGCCGTTGAGGATCCCGATTTGCCGTACACCAGCGGCGGGATGGAGCGCAACACGAGCAACAAGGATACCTTCCTGAACCGTCGCGCCCAGTATTGGTGGAAGCTCCGAGACCGTTTCGAGGCTACTTATCGGGCGGTCACGAAAGGCGAGTACGTCGATCCGGAGCTGCAGATCAGCCTGTCCTCATCTATCAACAACATTGACCAGCTGCGCTCAGAGGTCTGCAGGATCCCGCTAAAGCGCAATAATTCTGGTAGAATACAGATCCTAAGCAAGACCGAGATGGCCAAGAAGCCGTATCAGCTGCCGTCTCCGAACATGGGTGATAGTCTTATGATGGCAATGGGGTACTCACCGAAGGCCGTCAACAATCAGGCGGTAAAGATCAACTTTGCGGGATGGAAGAACCATGGCTGAAGATTACGAGATGGACAGCGGCGTAGAAGACAAGGATTACGCCGAGGAAGAAGCGACATACGACGAAGGCAAATACGACGATCACCAGTACGTCGTGAACCTGTTGAAAGCCGCACAGGAGGCTGACGCTGACCTGCGAGACAACGCCAGAGAGGCGCAGCTCTTCGTGGATAAGCGTGATGGCCAGTGGGAGCCTTACTGGTACAACACGAACATAGACAAGCCACGCTACACGTTCGATATGGTGAACCCGATCATCGATCAGATCTGTTCCGAGATCGAGCAGGCTGCCTTCGACGTTAAAGTTTCGCCAGCTGGCGGAAACTCGACAAAGGATATCGCCAACACTTACGACGGCATTATCCGTAACATCGAGTCCATGTCGGACGCGAAGGAGGTCTACAGTCACGCGGCCAGAGGCATGGTGACCGCGGGATTCGACGCATGGCGAGTGGTTCACAAGTACGTCAATGACGACTCCTTTGAGCAGGATCTGTTTATCGAGAAGATTGGGAACCCGATTGACCGAGTCTGGTTCGATCCAGCTGCTGAGAAGCAGGACAAGTCCGACTCTCGCTACTGCTTTGTGCTGCACGCTGTTGGCAAGGAAGAGTACGATCGACGCTGGCCAGAAGGCTCAGGACAGTCTGTCGATGAAGGCAGAGACGGTGACGCCTATTATGACAAGGCCGAGTGCGTGGTTATCGGTGAGCTGCTGTACTGCGAAGAAGAAGAGCGCGAGCTGGTGCTGATGTCCAATGGCCAGGTACACGAGGCTGGCGAAGATCTGGACAAGGTCAAAGACGAGCTGGAAGCCTTGGGCGTTACCGAGGTGCGCCGTCGCAAGCGCGTGAAGAAGGAGATCTGCTCACGGTTCTTCGACGCTCAAGGCTGGCTTGGAGACAAGAAGGAAACCGTATTCGGCAAGATCCCAGTGGTTCCCATCTACGGCAATTACAAGATCTTCGAGAATAAGAGCATATTCTGGGGCGCAGTCGAGAAGCTGATGGACTCACAGCGCGTGCTGAACTACTCAGTTTCACGCGAGATCGAAGAGTCCGCACTGGCTCCCAGAGCGAAGTATTGGATGACCATGGCGCAGGCTGCCGGTCATGAGGACCAGCTGGCTACCTTGAACGTAAACTCCGATCCGGTGCAGTTTTTCAACGTCGATCCAGAGTATCCACTGGCTCCACAACAGCAAGGCGGAGCCCAGGTCAATGTTGGGCTCAGGACAATCTCAGAGGCCATGCGTGGCATGATCACATACGCCTCTGGCATGTTCGCTGCGAACATGGGCGACAATCCGCAGCTGCAGTCAGGTATTGCGATCCAGAGCCTCCAGAACAAAGGCGACAACTCCACGATCAAGTATTTCAAGTCTCTGGAGTACGGCATCCGTGCTACTGGCCGCATTCTTGTTGATGCGATCCCGCGCATATACGACTCTGCGCGAACCGTCAGGATCCTGAAGGAAGACCAGACATACGACGTTGCTGACATCAATCAGCGCGTTGTAGACCAGCAGACCGGCGAAGTAGTGACGCTGAATGATCTGTCTGTTGGCACTTATGACGTGACCGTAAAGGCTGGAGCGAGCTTCAAGAACCGTCAGCAGGAGACCATCGAGACCATCATCGAGATCGCCAAGGTTGATCCAAGCATTCTCCAGATCGCTGGTGACGTGCTGCTGGACAACGTGGCCACAGCGTCTGCCCAGCAGATCTCTGACCGCAAGCGTGCCCAGATGGTAGCCGCGGGACTGATCCCACAGAACCAGCTGACCGAAGAAGAGCTGATGGCGATGCAGCAGCAGATGGCTCAAGGCCAGCAGGCTCAGGATCCCGCGATGGTACTCGCGCAGGCTGAGCAGATGAAGGCGCAGTCCGAGATGCTGAGAGCGCAGATCGAGCAGGCCAAGCTCCAGAACGAGCAGATGAAGCTCCAGATCGAGGCTCAGAAGCTGCAAGCTCAAACTATTGGAGATCAGGCAGACAATCAGATTGACGCCTTCAACGCTGAGACCAAGCGCATGGAGACTCAGATCAAGGCCCAGCAGGCTAATGCCACGATCGACAACACTGCAGCCAAGACCATGGGCGCTCAGCTGGACAATCAGCAGAAGATGACAGAGATCATGGATGAGGAGCGGCGCAAAGCACAAATGCGCATGATGTCTCCGATGGATCTCATGAGGATTGCCAACGGTGGCTAAGACCGATCAGCAGCTAGCTCAGGAAGAGCTCGCCAGACAAGGCATAGACTACAAGTATGGTGGCGATACCATCATGGGCGCGTTTATACCGACACGTCGGCAAGTAATCCGTCCTGAGCAGAACCAGTTTATCGGCTACGATGACCGTGGCCGTGCGATGATCCAGACCATTCCAGCGCAGTACGGTGAGGCAGAGACCGACTTTTCCTACACTCCTGTAGTGCGTGG